ATATTGTTTTATCATACTTACAAAAAGCAATTAAACCTGTCAATCAATTAAGAATGATTGAAGATTCTCTAGTTATTTACAGAATCTCAAGAGCACCAGAAAGAAGAATATTTTATATTGATGTAGGTAATCTTCCAAAAGTAAAAGCAGAACAATATCTAAAAGATGTTATGCAAAGATATCGTAACAAATTAGTTTACGATGCAAAGACTGGTGAAATTAGAGATGACAGAAATCATATGTCAATGCTCGAAGACTTCTGGTTACCAAGACGAGAAGGTGGAAGAGGAACAGAGATATCAACATTACCTGGTGGTTCAAATCTAGGTGAAATAGATGATATCATTTATTTCCAAAGAAAACTTTATCGTTCTTTGAATGTTCCTATTTCAAGATTAGAAGCAGAACAAAACTTTTCTTTAGGTCGTTCAACAGAAATTACTAGGGATGAATTAAAGTTTACAAAATTTGTTCAAAGAATTAGAAAAAAATTCACACCATTATTTAATGATATATTAAAAACACAATTAGTTTTAAAAGGTGTCATAAATATTAATGAGTGGCCACAGATTAAAGAGCATATACAATATGACTTTATGCAAGATGGTCATTTTGCTGAATTAAAAGACGCAGAATTATTAAGAGAAAAATTAGACATGCTTGGACAAGTAGAAAGTTACATTGGAACATTCTTCTCGAAAGAGTGGGTATCTAAAAATGTTCTAAAGATGACTGATTATGAAATAGAAGAAATGCGAAAAGGAATAAACAATGAGGCTGGAATCGACCCTGAAGACGGTGGAGTGAATTTGGGACCTAATGATGGTATCAATAATGAACCACTTAAAGGACCAGAAGAAGATGATGAAATAGGAGATGACGATGAGCAGTAAAGATGTAATTGATGCATTAGCAGATGGTAGGACACTTGACGCTGAAGATGCATTTAAAAACGCAATGAAGGCTAAAATGGCAGATTCACTTGAAGGTAAAAAAGTAGAAGTTGCAAAATCTTTTGTAAAAGACCATTTGCCTGATAGTACAGAAACAACAGAATCAGAGACAGAAGAAACGGATGGCTAAGAAATTTGAAGACATTTATAGTTCAATTACTGAAAAAGACGAACATAAGAAAACTAAGTCTTATAAGAAACTTTCGCCTAAGATGAAAAAGGCAGTAGATGAATTATTCAATAAATTGGACACTAAAGGTTCAAATTTCCTAAATAATTTTGAAAAAGCAATATCCGATGTCTCTAAAAAGAATCGTGTGTCTGAAAAACAGTTATACGATTACTTTGAAAAAGAAGCAATGGGTATTTAAGGAGTAACTGATGGCTTATACAACACAGGAATTAGTGGATTCAGATTTTGAATACATTATAAAAACAACAATTACAGGCACAAATGGAACTGCAACAAAAATTGTTGATGCGTCTGAATTAGCTGGAGCTTCAACTAATCCAAGACTTTCAATTGTAGCTTGTCAGTGGTCAGTTAGTTCCGTAACAGAAATAGAATTTGATGCATCATCAAATATAACTGCACTTACTTTAAATGGTAACGGTAGTTATAATGTAGGTAGTCAACAACTGCCGTCAATATCAAACAACGCTGGTAGTGGTATCACCGGTGATATTTTCTATGAAAATGATAGTGCATGTGTCGGATTTATCATCTTAAAATGTAGAAAGGTATCGGGTTTCGATAATATAAGCTAATGAATATAGTCAAATTAATTACAGAAGCAAACGATTTTAGTGCCCAAAACTATCTTATTGAAGAAAAAGAAGATGGTAAAAAGGACTATAAAATAAAAGGAATCTTCATGCAGGCCAATTTAAAGAATAGAAATGGCCGAGTATATCCAAAAGATATACTTATGAAAGAAGTTAAATCCTATAACGAGGAATATGTTCAAAAGAAAAGAGCATTCGGAGAGTTAGGACACCCAGAAGGACCAACAGTCAATTTAGACAGAGTATCACATATGATTACAAGTTTAAAGGCTGAAGGTGATAACTTCATAGGGGAGGCAAAGATTATGTCAACCCCGATGGGTGAAATTGTAAAGAATCTTATGGACGAGGGTGCTACACTCGGCGTTTCATCAAGAGGCATGGGTAGTTTAGACCAAAAAGGTGGTGTGAATTATGTGAGAAGTGATTTCAAACTTGCAACAGCAGGTGATATTGTGGCTGACCCGTCAGCACCTTCCGCTTTCGTAGAGGGCATTATGGAAGGAAAAGAATGGGTTTGGAACCACGGTTCACTAATCGAGGCACAAGTTTTCGAAATGAAAGAAAGAATTGAACAAAAAGTTAGAGCAAGACAAGATAAGGAACAAGCATTAGAGTTTGCAAAGTTCCTTAAAATGCTTTAATTTATAAATAATGATGTATAAATAAAACTAAAGGAGACAATCCCATGGCTAATGAATTAGACAAAACCATTGAGGAACTAGAAGCGGAAGTTTTGGCTGAACTTGAAGAAGCCAATGGTGCTGATGCTCCTAAAAAAGGTGCAGCTCCAGCTGAAAAGGCTGATTCTGTATCTGATGGTAAAACTAAAGTAGAAAAAGGTGCAAAACCAGCCGAAGTTGGTGATGCGTCTGTAGCTGCAGGTAAAGGAACCAAAGAAGTTTCAAACGACCCTGCTAAAAAAGGGGCCGGTAAAGCTGATGCAACACCTAAGTTAAAAGAAGAAGAAGAAAAGGACAATGACGATGATATGTCCAAAGATTCTGACGAGGATGAAGCAGATGAGACTGATGAAGCAATGCACATGACGCCTGAACAAATGAAAGAGAAAATGATTAAAGCAATGAAATCTATGAAAAAAGATGACATGGCTGAATTATATGCTCAATACATGAAGGCTGCAATGCACAAAACCAAAGACGAAATGTATAAGGAAATGCAAGACGGTATGTCCAAAATGTCAAAAGACAAAATGGAAAAACTACATGCAGCATACAATTCTGAAATGGCTCACGGCGACAAAGACGAAGAAAAAGATGCTAAGACTGAAGAAAGATTAAAATCTGTTAACGTAAAAGAACATGTAGATGCTCTTTTAGGTGCTGACACAAATCTCTCTGAAGAATTTAAAGTAAAAGCTGCAACAATCTTTGAAACTGCTGTAAAAAGCAAGATTAGAGAAGAGATTAAGAGATTAGAAGAAGAATATAAATCTGAATTAATCGAAGAAGTTGCTGATGTAAGAACTTCACTAACAGAAAAAGTAGATAACTACTTAAACTATGTTGTTGAAGAGTGGATGAAAGAAAACGAACTTGCTCTTGAGCGTGGACTTAAAGGCGAGATTGCAGAAGACTTCATCTCTGGTTTAAAAACTCTGTTCGAAGACCATTACATTGATGTGCCAGACGACAAGTACGATATCTTAGAGGCACAAGCTGAAAAAATTTCTAAACTGGAAGAAAAACTAGAAGCAACAATCACTCAAGTAGTTGAGGCGAAGAAGGCTGAAGGTTCTCTGGTTCAGGAAAAGGTTTTAAAAGATGTTTCATCTGATTTAACCAGCACAGAGATTGAAAAGTTCGAATCACTAGTTCAAGATGTAGAATTCACCGAAGAGAATGTTTATGCTGAAAAGTTAAATACTCTTAAAGAATCATACTTCCCAAAAACACAAGTGATTAACGAAAATACTGATAATGACGTAGAAACTGGCACCGCTGTACAGGACATTACTGAAGATAGTTCAATGGCAGCATACATGACTGCTATCGGCAGAACAGTAAATAGTGCAAAATAATAAATAGTAAGAATATAAGAAGGAGAAACTAATGTTTCAAACACAAAACTTACAAGAAAAGTGGCAGCCAGTCCTAGAGCATCCCGAATTACCAAAAATCGATGATGCATACAGACGAGCTGTTACTACTGTCATCTTGGAAAACCAAGAAAAAGCATTAAGAGAAGATAGAGCGTTTTTAGGCGAAGCCGCTCCAACAAACGCAACAGGTTCATCAATTGATAATTGGGACCCAATCCTAATCTCTCTTGTTAGACGTTCAATGCCAAACCTTATTGCATACGATGTATGTGGTGTTCAACCAATGACTGGTCCAACAGGACTTATCTTTGCAATGAGAGCAAGAGCAAAATCACAAGCAGGCGCAGAAGCGTTACAGGATGAGGAAATTCCATTTCTATCCAACCAAGACGCAGCTGGCGATACTGGTGCGGGCGACCAATCAGGTACAAACCCAGCAGTATTAAACGATACACCTGCAGGTACATATACCTCTGCAACTGGTCAAACAACTGCACAGGCAGAAGCTTTAGGTGATACTACTGCTGACGCTTTCGCAGAAATGGCTTTCTCAATTGAGAAACACACAGTTACAGCTGTATCAAGAGCTCTTAAAGCTGAATACACAATGGAACTTGCTCAAGACTTAAAAGCAATCCATGGTTTAGACGCAGAGACAGAACTTGCTAACATTTTATCAGCAGAAATCTTAACAGAAATCAACAGAGAAGTTATAAGAAACATCTATGTATCAGCTGTTAAAGGTGCTCAGGTAAATACAACAAACGCAGGTATTTTCGATTTAGACACCGACTCAAATGGTCGTTGGTCAGTTGAAAAGTTCAAAGGACTTCTATTTGCAGTTGAAAGAGATGCTAACGCAATCGGTCAACAGACAAGAAGAGGGAAAGGTAACATCATCATTACAAGTGCTGACGTTGCTTCTGCTTTACAAATGGCTGGTGTTTTAGATTACACTCCAGCGTTATCAACTAACTTAAACGTAGATGATACATCAACAACTTTTGCTGGTGTGTTAAACGGCAGATACAAAGTATATGTAGACCCATATGCAGCTAACGTATCAGCTTCACAATACTACATTGTTGGTTACAAAGGTTCATCACCTTATGACGCAGGTATGTTCTATTGCCCATATGTTCCACTACAAATGGTGAGAGCAGTTGGCGAGAACACATTCCAACCAAAAATTGGATTTAAGACTAGATATGGTATCGCTTCCAACCCATTCCACACAGGAACAGTGGCTGCAAGTACTGACGGAAGTATCGCAATTACAGCGAATACTAACAAGTACTATAGAAGAGTTAAAGTATCTAACTTAATGTAATCTCGATTACAATTTTATTCGAAAGGGGCGCTTCGGCGCCCTTTTTTATTTCTACTAAATAGTATTATGAGTAGTATTTCAAGACAACCAACAACATTGGACTATGCAAGTCCAACACAATTTAAGTTTGGAATTACTCAACTTCCAAAGGTTGAGTTCTTTGTGACAAACTGTAACTTACCAGGCATTACACTTGGTGAGGCATTTATGCCTACACCTTTAAAACAAATACCTATGATGGGTGATGAATTAACATTTGATAATCTTACTATTGGATTTCAAGTAGCAGAAAATTTCGAAAACTACATCGAACTACACAATTGGTTACTTGCGATAGGATTTCCTAAATCTAGAAAACAGTTTTCTGATTTTAGAGCAGTAACATCAAACACTCCAGCCGCAACAAGAGGGGCAGTTTTATCTGGTACTGATATTGGTCAAACAAGTGAACGAACACCTGCCAACGCAATGTTTTCAGATGCAACATTAACATTACTATCTAATAAAAACAATCCTTTAGTCGAAGTAAGATTTCAAGACTTATATCCCTTGTCTCTTTCAGCTTTAGATTTTACTCAAGAAGATACAGACGTTACATACTTAAAAGCAACTACAGAATTCTCATATAAATATTATGAAATAGTAACCCTATAAAAGGAATTATATAATGCACAATGATTTGTGGAAAGATGTTAAAAATCTTTCGAGATACGACAACTATATTGAACTTGAACTTTTTGAATATGAAATTCTTAATGACCTCTTTTCTAAAATCCAAACAGTTAAGTATAATGGTGGTGGAGCCAATCTAGATTTTTTCTTAGGACAATATGGTAATAATATTACTTCATGTGTCAATATTGAAAGAAACATCATCAATCGAGATGGTATAGATATTCTACAAACAATAGAACACTATAAACAAAAATACAACTATGAAGGCAGTTATCATTTTGACAATAGAGATGCATTACTTAATCCAATATTTAATTATTATTATGATTGTGTGTGTGATTGCATAGGCCCCGAAAAAGTTAATTATGAATTTATCAATCCCCCAAAATATTATGTTCTTTATCATTATGCAAAGATAGAAAACTTTTCATGGATAACAGAGTTTGATAAAAAAATACCTTTACAGTTTGCAACAAAAAATCTTGCAATGTTTAGTCACATAGAAACTCCGATTTATAGAAATTATCACAATACAAATAAAGTTAAAAGAAAAAGAATGACTGTTAACTCTAGAGAAGTGCCTGTACTGACAAATGGACGTGGTGATTAATTAACCCTTGACAAGACACAAGATATAGTATATATTTTAAAGCAAAGGAACTAATATAAAATGACATTAGATGAATTAAAACAAATAGTTTACAAAGAATTACCAGTCAATAAAGACCATTTAGATACAGAGGCTTTAAGAAATCAAGATTTGTATGCTAAGTTTATTGATTACAAAACTAACTTTGAATTTTTACTTGCAAAAGCAAAAGGTGAATACAAAGTTTTATACAGAGAAAAGTGGGAATATTATGGTGGAAAAGCAGATGCCAAAATATATGTAACAAAACCTTTTGATTTAAAGGTATTAAAAAATGATTTACATGTTTATATTGAATCAGACAAAGAAATTATTGATGCAGAAAATAAAATAGTTTACTTAGAAACTACAACAAAATATATTGATTATGTTTTAAAATCTATTTCGTCTAGAGGTTGGGATATAAAAAATGCTATTGAATGGAAAAAATTTGAAGCCGGAATGGTTTAATACTATTCAACAAATGAGAAATGAAGAAATTGATTTTCTCTATCAAATGGTTGAACAAACGGAAGGTGATATTCTAGAGATAGGTATGGGCAGTTCTACTTTTGCTTTTTTAGATGCTACAAAAGATACAGATAGAAAAGTTTATTCCATAGACTTAAAAGACAAACTAAAAGAACATTACGATTATATACCTAAAGATTATCTAGATAGACTTACATTTATTGAAACAAACTCACATGACTATTACTTAGAGAAAATTAATTTTGAAATGTTATTAATCGATGGTGACCATACATTTACATCTGTTCGTAGAGATTCATTAACATATTGGAATAATGTTGTTGATAATGGTATTATATTATATCATGATTATAACCTTGATAGTGTTTCAAGATTTGTAGATTCTATGGTATCATTAGAAATGGCAACACTACATAGTAAACAAAACAATTTAGTTGCATTACAAAAAATATGATTTTTATTCACAGAGTAAACGATGTCCACTTAATGGTTGAATGTGAAATTCATGTCGCAAGAGAACTAAGTACATTTTTTGAATTCGAAGTACCTGGTGCCAAATTTATGCCAGCATTTCGTAATAGAATGTGGGATGGTAAGATTCGTTTATTTTCAATTAAGACAAATAAAATTTATGCAGGGTTGTTATCATACCTAGAAGATTTTCTAAAAAAGAATAATTTAGAGTATGTTCTTCATGAGGGGGTTACCGAAAATGTAAAGTCTATTAATGTAGAAGATGTTCAAGGTTTTATTAGTTCATTAAATATACCTTTTGAAACAAGAGACTATCAATTCAACTCAATCTGCACAGCAATTGAAAATTCTAGAAGATTATTTGTAAGTCCAACTGCATCTGGTAAATCATTTATCATTTATTGCTTAGTTCGTTATTATAAAATGATGAATAAAAAAATATTAATTTTAGTACCAACAACTTCTTTAGTAGAACAAATGTCAAGTGACTTTGTATCTTATGGTTGGAAAGAAGAACACATACATAAAATTTATTCTGGTCATGATAAAGAATCAGATAAACCTGTTACAATTTCAACTTGGCAATCTTTATACAAATTACAAAAGAAATACTTTAGTCAATATCAATGTATCTTTGGTGATGAGGCTCACACATTTAAAGCAAAGTCTTTAACAAGCATTATGGAAAAATTAGAAGACTGTCCTTATCGTTTTGGATTTACAGGCACACTTGATGGCACACAAACTCATCGATTAGTTTTAGAAGGATTGTTTGGTAAAGTTGAAAAAGTTATTACTACAAAAGAATTGATAGATAAAAAAACACTTGCAGAATTAACAACAAATTGTGTTGTCTTAAAACACAAAGAAGAAGAATGCAAACAAATCAAAGATTATACATATGCTGAAGAGATAAGTTATCTCGCAGGTCATATTCGAAGAAATAATTTTATTACTAATCTGTGCAAAACTTTACCAGGTAACACACTATGTTTATTTCAACTAGTAGAAAAACATGGAAATATATTATACGATATGTTAAAAGGTGATAATACCTATTATGTTTATGGTGGAACAAGCGCTGAAGAAAGAGAGAAGATAAGAGAAAATGTCAATTCATCAGATAATTCTATTATTGTTGCGTCTTATGGCACTTTTAGCACTGGTATTAATATTCCTAACCTTAACAATATCGTGTTCGCATCACCAAGTAAAAGCAGAATACGGGTGTTACAATCGATTGGCCGTGGATTGCGTAGAAATGGAACTAAGAATTCCGTTCTAATATACGATATCTGCGATGATTTGACATACAAATCTAAGAAGAATTTTACGCTAAGACACTTTGAAGAAAGAATAAATATATACAATGAGGAAAGTTTCTCATATAGGATAGACGAGGTAAAAATATGACACAACAAATAATTAAATTTAATACTGGTGAAGAGATTATCGCTGATATAGTTAAATTTGATAAAGACTATTTTACAATTAAAAATCCAATGAAGATGCAGACAATCCCTAAAATGACTAGAGAGGGAGTTATTGAATCATTATCATTAAACAAATGGATGCATCCTTATACAGAACAAGCAGTTTGTAAAATTAGAAAAGATACTATTATTACAATAGTTAATGCTTCGGATGGTATGAAACTTTTCTATAACAGACAAATGGATATTGCAAATAAAAATCCTATGAAACTAGGATATTCCACAGTTGAAGCAAGTGATTACGAAAATAAAGATTTTGCAAATGAAAAAGAAGATGATTGGGATGAGAGCGAAATTAAAAAGTTTTTAGATGCAGTTAAACCTACTCAACATTAATACTCTATCAGGCACATAACCTATTATAAGAGCATTAATGAAAAAGTCAAGGGTTAAATTAATTTTTATTACCTTGACAAATAGTGTTAACTATGATAAAAATAGGAGAACAAAATGGCAGATGAACAATTAAAAAAACTAGAAGAGTTAGAAACTAGACTTGAAGCTCTAGAAACTAACGACCTGTCAAATGAGTATGTCGAAGAAATTAGAGATGATATAGAAGAACGACTTGAAAATATTGAAGACAAGATTGACGAATTGTTTCAACTAATTGATAACTTACCTGCTGAAGGTTTAGGTATATACAATGTTGATGAAGAAACAACTGACGAAGACGAAGAAGAATACAATGTCGATGAAGACTTAGACGATGTTACTGCAAAAGACGAATTCGGCAATTAACAATTATAATTAAGTACTGGCGCCGTGCAATGCGGCGTCATTGAAAAAGGATGTGAACGTGAAGAAAAAAACCATACACTATGTCGATAATAAAAAACTTTTTGAAGAGATGCAAAAGTTTAAAGATAAATGTAAAGAGGCAGAAGGTGTTGGCGAACGAATGCCACCAGTACCTCATTACATAGGCGAATGTTTTTTAAAGATTGCAAATGGTTTATCTTTCAGACCAAACTTTATTAACTACACTTACAAAGACGAAATGGTATCAGACGGTATTGAGAATTGTCTTCAATACATTTACAACTTCAATCCTGACAAATCAAAAAATCCTTTTGCATATTTTACACAAATAATCTATTATGCTTTTGTTAGAAGAATACAAAAAGAAAAAAAACAAACTCATATCAAACATAAGATTATTGAAAAAGAAGAATATCGTACTCATGATGTTTTACCAATAGACACAACAAATTATAGTATTCACGGATTTGATGCTACAGTTATGTTGCCTGATGAACCTGTGTACAAAACAAAAGAAAAAGAAAAAGAAGAAAAAACTCCAGCAGGTTTAGAGAACTTTATGGAAGAACCTAAAAAATGAAAGTAGCAATTATTGCTGATACTCATTTTGGTGCAAGAAATGATAATACTTTTTTCTTAGATTATATGCTTCAATTTTATGAAGGTATATTCTTTCCTTACTTAGAAAAACATAATATAAAAACTGTTATTCATTTAGGTGACCTAATGGATAGACGTAAATATGTTTCATTTAAAACTGCAAAAGAATTTAGAGAAAGATTTTTATTTCCATTAGAACATTTAAAAATTGATTTCCATTGTCTTGTTGGTAATCACGATGTATTTTTTAAAAACACAAATGATGTTAACTCATTAAAAGAACTAATACATGGTAAATCAAATCGTATTCATATTTACGAAGATGCTACGGAAGTTACTTTTGATAAATTAAAAGTTTTACTATTGCCATGGATTAATGTACAAAATGAAATTTATGCTGAAGGAATGATTCAAGAAACAGATGCTAGTATAGCAATGGGTCATTTAGAAATAAAAGGTTTTCAAATGAACAAGGGAGTTGTAAGTGACCATGGTCAAGACAAAAAAATCTTTGAAAAATTTGATACTGTATTTTCAGGTCACTTTCATCACAAATCAGATGACGGCCAAATTTATTACTTAGGTGCTCCTTATGAAATTACTTGGTCTGATTATAATGACCCAAAAGGATTTCATATCTTTGATACTGAAACATTACAGTTAGACAGAATTATTAATCCTATTAGAATGCATGAAAAGATTTATTATGATGATTCAAATACACTTTATGAAAATCATGATGTATCACAATACACAAACAAGTTTGTTAAATTAATTGTTGTTAATAAAAAAGATTTATATCAGTTTGATAGATTTATGGAAAGACTAATGAAAGCAAATTGTCATGAAGTAAAAGTTATTGAAGACTTTTCAGATTTACATGCTGATACTGTACCAGATGACATTGTTAAACATGCAGAGGATACAACAACACTATTAAACAAATATGTAGATGAATTAGATATTACTCTTGACAAAGATAGATTAAAAAGAATAATGCGTGGTTTATACAACGAAGCTCAGGATTTAGAATTATGAACAGAGTTAGAGATTTTTGGATTGATAGTTACAAAACAAATGTGACAGCATTTTATCTAGAAATGCTAAGTGCATTTAGTGTTATGATTGGTAGTGCAATATTAACATTTACAGTATTAGAACCAAGACCAGATATCTTTATGCCATTTTATTGGGTGGGTAGTGTAAGTGGTTTCTTTGGAGCATATCATAGAAAATCTGCTTGGATTATGGTATTAACTGTATGGTTTACTACAATGAATACTATTGCTCTTTGGAGATTGTTTATATGATTAATTTTAATTATGTTCGTTGGAAAAACTTTTTAAGTACAGGTAATCAATTTACAGAAATAAAATTAAACGAAAATAGAACATCATTAATCATTGGTGAAAATGGTGCTGGTAAATCTACTATTCTAGATGCATTGTGTTTTGGTTTATTTGGTAAGCCGTTTCGTGTTATTAGTAAATCACAATTAGTTAATACTATTAATGATAGAGAAGCAGTTGTTGAAGTAGAATTTAGTATTGGTACTAAAGAGTGGAAAATTATTAGAGGTATTAAACCAAATGTATTTGAAATCTATTGTGATAATCTTCTTGTTAATCAAGATGCAAACTCTAGAGATTATCAAAAGTTTTTAGAACAAAATGTATTACGATTAAACTTTCGTTCATTTACTCAAGTTGTTATTTTGGGTTCATCAACTTTTATTCCGTTTATGCAATTAAAGGCAAGTCATCGTAGAGAAGTTGTTGAAGAAATACTTGACATTAAAATATTTTCGATTATGGGATTCTTACTTAAACAAAAGATTAAAGAAGTAGCAGATGAAATAAAAGATTTAGATTATCAATTTGAACTTGCTTGTGAAAAAATTGCAATGCAACAAAACTATATTGATGATATGAAAGCAAACAAAGAACAAATTATAACTGAAAAAGAAAATGAGTTTGATAAAAATAAAACTGTATTAAATGAAAGAGTTGTTGAAGTTGATAATTTAAAAACAGATTCAAATGACTTACATGAAAGTATTACCGATAAAGATAAAGTTACAAACAAATTAAAAAAGTTAAGTAACATTAGAGCAACAATAACAGAGAAACATAAACAGTTAACAAAAGACATGGAGTTTTTTAAAGAGAATGAAAATTGTCCTACATGTGAACAAGATATCGAATCGTCTCATAAAGATATTATGATAGAAGATAAACAAGTTAAGATAAATGAAATACTTGAAGGTGCAACAAAACTAAAAGAAGAACTTCTAGAAGTTGATAAACGAATAGAAGACATTGACGAGATAATGAAAAAAATTCGTGATAACGAAGTTCAAAGAGCAGAATTAACTTCAGCCATTACAGAATTAGAAAAGTATAATAACAAACTATCAGATGAAATATCATCATTTGAAAAAGGTTCAGTATCACAAACAGACTTAGATAAACTTTCTAGTATGAAAAATGAATGTAAAGGTGTAGAACAAAAAAGAAGTGAAAAGAAAGAAGAAAAGACTTACACCAATGCAGTAAGAGATATGCTAGATGATTCAGGTATCAAAACAAAAATTGTTAAACAATATCTACCTATTATGAATCAGTTAATTAACAAGTATCTTATGTCTATGGAATTTTATGTTAACTTTAATTTAGATGAAAACTTTAATGAAACAATTAAATCTAGATTTAGAGATAACTTTAATTATGCTTCATTTAGTGAAGGTGAGAAACTAAGAATTGATTTAGCATTATTGTTTACATGGAGAGCAATTGCTAAAATGAAAAATTCTACCAATACAAATTTGTTAATTCTTGATGAGATATTTGATAGTTCATTAGATGGTCAAGGCACAGATGAGTTTTTAAGAATACTTAACACTTTGGATAATGAAAATGTTTTTGTAATTAGTCATAAAGGTGACCAACTTGCAGATAAATTTAGTAGTAGTATTAAGTTTGAAAAGGTACAAAACTTTAGTAGAGTTAATTATAATAATAGTTATAGCACAATATCATGAAAAAACTTAAAAGAATAAAATTATATACATTGTTATATTGGAATACTTTTTTAGGTTACTTTAAACCTAGAGAAAAATCTGATGTATATATTTACGAGGATAAACATGAAGTGGAACGACACACCAATAAGAAAGATTAGTCTATCAATAACTAATTTTTGCAATGCAGGCTGTCCTCAATGTGATAGGATAAATCCCAATGGCTGTGGAACTGCTGAATGGTTACCACTTGTCCAATGGTCAATTGATGATTTTAAAAAAGCATTTCCAAAAGAAACACTAGAAGAATTAGACGAGATTCAGTTTTGTGGAACTTGGGGTGACCCAATGATGCTCAAAGATTTGTTTCCCATGTGTGAATATATTATTGATACAAGTAATTGCAGAATAGAAATCACAACAAATGGTTCTATCAGAAATGAAGATTATTATTGGAACCTTGGTATATTATGTGGCAAAAGATTAAAAATGTATTTTGATATTGATGGTATCAATCAAGAAATGCATAGTCACTATCGTAGAAAATGTAATTTACAAAAAACATTAGACAATATGAAAACATTATCTGAAACATGGTCAACACCAATGGCACAAACAGTTGTCTTTGAACACAATAGACCACACTTAAAAGAAATTGAACAACTTGCAAAAGATTATGGTGCTAAGTATTGGCGTCATTTTGATTCTAATAGATTTAGAGAAAGTGATACATTTAATTTTATTGATGAGAATGGCAAAGAACAGGTTTTAAGAAAATGAGTAAGTGTATTAGTTGTGAATGGAAAAACGATGAACTTGTTATTGTTAACCCAGACGGACAAGTTTTTCCGTGTTGTTATTTAAGTAACATGGCATACAAGTTTGATAATACAGATATTGAGGAATTGTATAAAGGAAAAGAATCAAAAAATAAACATATCATGAAAAAATATATGGACAATAAAGATGATTACAATATATACAAAAATCCTTTAAGTAAAATACTCAAGGGAAAGTGGTTTGATGAAACACTACCTCAATCATGGGAAAACTATGATGATGCTTATTACAAATGTAAAAAATATTGTACGGTAAATGAAGATGATTAATGTCGGTGTATCAGAGGGATTTCATGATGCAGGTGTAACTGTATTAGAAGGAAAAAAGATTTTACATGCATCGCATAGTGAAAGATACAGTCGAGTTAAAAATGATAAGTGGATATCATTAAAACAGTTACCTTATACTTACGATAACATCGCATATTATGAATCACCATTTTGGAAAAACACTAGAAGAATTTTTGCAGGTCAAGGAATAGAATACCCTAGAAGAAAATATGATTATTATTTTAGACATCATCAAACTCATGCAGCCGCAGGTTATTTAACGGCACCTTTTCATGATTGTAATATTATTGTCATAGATGCCATAGGTGAATGGGAAACAATTACCATTTGGGATAATATGAAAAAAATAAAATCATTTAGGTATCCTTATTCACTTGGATTACTATATTCAGCGATTACACAAAGATTAGGATTGAAACCAAATGAAGAAGAATATATTACTATGGGTATGGCTGCATTCGGCGAACCCAAATACGATTTAGAATATTTGTTAGAACAAAACAATCACAGAGGTGTTGGTAACATTTTACCAAATGCAAGACCTGAAGATTTGGCTGCATCAATTCAGAATTTGTATGAAACAAAATTAAAAGAATTGTTAAGATACACAACAAAGAAAAATTTAATACTAGCAGGTGGATGTGCTTTAAATTGTGTTGCCAATAGTAAACTTTTAGATTATTATAACATATGGATTATGCCTTCACCTGGTGATGCAGGTTCATCGTTAGGAGCAGCTGCATTAGTTAATGGTATAAGATTGGATTGGGAACATCCGTATCTTGGTTATAATATTAATCAGTATGTTAATCCAAAAGAAGTTGTTGAACATTTATTAAAACACAAGTATTGTGGTATTGCTAATGGTCGTGCAGAGTTTGGCCCAAGAGCATTAGGTAATCGTTCATTAATTGCAGACCCTAGATACGATGTAAAGGATACAGTTAATACTATTAAACAAAGACAGAAATATCGTCCGTTTGCACCTATGATTTTAGAGGAGCATTTTGATGACTACTTTAAAGGACGAAAGAATAGATATATGCAGTTTGTATCAAAAGCAATGCATGATTATAGTTCAGTAACGCATATTGATGGTACTGCCAGAGTACAAGTCGTAGAACAAACAAATACCTCTGTAGCCCGCCTTATATTGGAAGAATTCTATGCTAAAACAGGTTGTCCAATGCTTTTAAACACTTCTTTGAATATTAAAGGACAACCAATAGTTAATACATGGTTAGATGCCATAAATTTTGAAAGGAAATATAATGTCAAAGTATTCTAGATTATTTACATATGGTTGTAGTTTTACACACTATGAATATGAAACTGATGTAGCAGTTAGTTCTCTGTCACAAACAATTTTTGATGAGGATAATGAAATACCACGATTGGGCGAATTATGTAGTATTACAAACTATGTAAGAGTTACACAAAAATGTTGGCCAGAATATCTTGGTGAAATATTAGAAACACCTGTTGTTAATCATGGGCAAGATGGTTGTTCAAATGAACATATTATACAAAATATTATTGACGATTATGATTTATTATCATCTAGTAAAGATGGTCTAGTTGTTATTGGTATGACAGAAATAACAAGAAATCTTTTAAATGGAAGAATGATAAGAGACTACGACCCTAGAACTAAAAAAATGAGAGATAGATTTTATAAAAATATTATCCTTATGCAATCTATTTTAGAAAAAATAGGAATACCATATAAAATTTTTGCAGCATTAAATCCTTTACCAAATATTTTTGATAATATGGAGTTTATCAGATATATTATGAATCATCCTAGATATGATAATGTGGATAATGGTACTTTAATAGGGTTTCCTTTTATCGAAGAAATTGGTGGACTTTCTCTTCAATCATGGAACAAAAAAAATGATAAGTCTTATCATACATCAGATGCTCATCCAACTTCAAAAGCACATAAAGAATTTGCAAAAATATTAGGAAATAACATATGATTATTGTAGGTGGTTGCAGTTTTACAGATAAAGAACAACCAAAGTCAGCACAACCAATGCCTCTTGAATTTAAAATGTGGCCAGAGTTACTTTCTGAAAAAACAAATACTAATGTTATCAATCTTGCAATATGTGGTATTGGAAACGAAATAATCTTTAATAGAGTTGTTTCTGAAATATCTAAACACGATAAAATTGATTATGTAATAGTTGGTTGGACAGAGTGGACAAGACAAGATTTTATGATTAAACATAAAGATGATTGGAGAACACTTGTACCAAGACGAAAAGATGTGGTAGATAAAAAACTTGATAGAGAAGTTTTTGATTACGAATATTTAAATCAATGGTATCTAAATACTTTTTCTAGTGAGTATCCAACACCTAAACAAATTATTAATAAGAATTTACAATTGTTTTATTCATTACAATGTATTTGTGAATCTAGAAATATAAAATTACAAATGTTTCAAATGTTAAATCCTATGTCAAATTACTTTGAACATGATAAAGAAGCAAAGTTGTTTAAAAAAGAATCTATGGAACAATTAATAAAGAACCCATTATCTTTACAGATAAAAGAAGATACATTTATGGGATGGCCGTGTTTTAATGAATTAGGTGGATTTCATCTGATAAACTTTTTAGAACGAGCAGGTCAATATGAAAGAATTAGTGGAATAGATGCACATCCAAATGCTGAATCTCATAGAAATATTATGAAATTTATCTATAAAGAACTTGATATTGCACTATAAAGAAAGACTAAATAAGCACGTATATATAATATATAGAATTAATTTAAAGAAATAGGAGTATTAAAATGAAAGTAGGATTTGTTGGTTTAGGAAAACTAGGAAAGCCATGCAGTGATGTGGCGTATGAAAAAGGTCACGATGTAACAGGGTACGACCCAAAAGTAAGTAATCTTGCGATTTGTCGTAAAAATTTGTTTGAAGCAATAAGTGATAGAGAAATTATCTTTGTTTCAGTACCAACACCACATGAAGATGGTTATGGAGGAGAAACTCCTACCTCTGATTTACCAGCAAAAGATTTCGATTATTCAGCAGTTGAAGAAACACTATCTGAATTAAATAAGTTCGTAAAGAAACCACAATTGATTGTTCTTATTTCAACTGTAATACCTACGACAATTGATAATAAACTTAGAGACCTTATAACAGATGCCGATTTTGTTTATAGTCCATTTTTCATAGCACAAGGAACCGTTGCATGGGATTTCAAAAATCCTGAGTTGTTTGTAATTGGTGCAGACAGAAATGGTGGAGATGGTTCAAATGGCGAAAGACCAAATTATAGACCAAAGATATTAATCGATTTCTATAAGACAATCGCAGAAAACAATCCAAGAATTCAAATATGTAACTTTAAAGAAGCAGAAATGATTAAAGTATTCTATAATACTTTCATTACTCAAAAAATTAACTTTGTAAACATGATTCAACATGCAGCAGATAAAATGAAAAATGCAGATGCAAATTTTGTTTGCGATGTACTGTCAAAGTGTACTCATAGATTAATAAGTCCAAAATACATGAAACCAGGTTTAGGTGATGGTGGAAGTTGTCACCCTAGAGATAATATTGCATTAAGTTGGTTGACTAAGAAATTAGACATGACTTATGATTATTTTGGCAACACAATGATTGTCAGAGAAAAACAAGCAGAAGCAGTCGCAAGAAGAGTGCTTCAAGACCCGTCAGGTAAGGTTCAACCACTTAAAGTTGCATTTACTAGTACAGGGTTTAAAGAGGGTGTTAAGAACGAAGACGGCAGTTATATCCTATTAATCCAACACTATATTAAAGAATTAGGTGGAAAAATAGTAAAAATCAACGCAAAAACAGGGTGCGACATATTGTTCAAATCTTGGCCAAGTGATGAAACGCCCGAAAATATTGAGGTTTTTGACATATGGAAGAATTACGGTAACGACCACCTTTAATTTTTAACCCTTGACAATCAGGCCAAATACCTGTCATTATGTATATAGATGATGATGAGGTATCCAAATGAATAAGAAATCAACGATTGCAAAACTACTTTCTCAAGAAGACATTCACGTAGTACATAAAAAAGCACAGACTGCTTCTTTTGATGTTAAATCAAGAGAGTTAGTATTACCAATTTTCAAACAAGAATTATCTGACGATGTTTATGAGATGTTCGTATGTCATGAAGTCGGTCATGCATTATATACCCCGTTAAGTATGTTAGAAAGTATTCATCATCAAAAGATTAACCATGGGGTTGTTAATGTTATTGAGGATGCCCGAATTGAAAAAATGTTTCAAAACAAATACCCTGGTTCTAGAAAGTCTTTTGAAAAAGGTTATAAAGAGTTAATTAAAAAGAATTTCTTTGGATTAAAAGACAAGGATTTATCAACTCTTAATATTATTGACAAGATTAATATTTTTTACAAAACTGGTATGATTGGTACAACGACACCAGAAGAGTTAGAACTTATTAATGAAGTTGCAAAATGTAAAACACCAGAAGATGTAATTAGTCTTGCCGCAAAACTTTGTGAATATCACAAAGAACATAAAGATGAAGAGATGCCAGATGGTGAAACCAAATCTGATAATCAACAATCAGATGGTGATGAAGAACAAGAACAACAACAACAAGAATCTCAATCATCAGAACAACAAGATGAAAACGAAGATGAACAAGAAACTACTTCGGCCACACCAAGTGATGATGATGAAGAAGAAAAAGAAGAAGTTGAAACCACTAATACTTCAAGTGGCCCAGAGGGTGGGAAAGATGCAGAGGATGACTTAAGGTCTGAAACTGATGATGCATATTCTAAAGCAATGAAAGATGGTATTGACGAAAAAGCAAAAGACCGTTTGTACTTAAATATTCCTAAAAGTCTTAAAATGTCAAAAATTACTTTATCATATAAAAGAATTATGGAAGAGTTAAACGAAGATTTTACAAAAAGACATCACCCTGATTTTGATACAGCAGTTAAACAAGAAATGGACAAAATCTTTAATGAAAACAAAAAAGTTGTTCAGTACATGGTTAAAGAGTTTGAAATGAAAAAGTCTGCTGATGCATACAAAAGAGCGACTGTTTCAAAGACAGGTAGTCTTGATATGACTAAACTTCACAGTTATCGATATAATGAAGACTTATTCGCAAAGATTACTACGATACCTGGTTCTACTAATCATGGTATGATTATGTATCTTGATTGGTCAGGTTCGATGTCAGGTAATATGAGATTTACACTTATTCAACTTT